GAGAGCGCCGCGCCGGCCGCGTCCGCGCCGCCGAGGGCGTCGGTAAGCGCCGTGCCGAGGCTGTAGATATCAAGCGCCAGCGCATCGAATACCGGCTTCAGGTTGGCGACGCGCGCGAAGTCGATGATCTCGGCCGTGATGGCCTCGAACGACATGCCGGCCATATCCATCTGCGCCAGGAACTCGTCCAGCCAGCCGCTCTGCATGGCCGACAGGATGGCGTTCGCGCTCGCATCGGCCAGACCTTCGAGCGCGTCACCCGTGGCGGTGGCGGACTTGTCGAGGAAGGCATCGACGAACGGGTCGAGATCGACCTCGCGCAGCGCGGCGACCAGCTCGCTCGGCACGTCGGCGAGGAACTGCGCCATGCCCTTTTCCATGTCCGACGAATAGCGCTGGCGGCTGCCGGCGAGAATCCGGCCGTCCTTGATGATGCCGAATCGCCCGCGCGAACCGTCGTCGCCGTCGGCGCTGAAGGCCAGGCCGACCTGGTAGCCGCTGCCCGCGCCGTACTGCCGCGCGATGGCATTGACCGTGCCGGCGAACGACTGCGCCACTTTGCCCAGGCTGTCGGTGACCTGCTGGTTCTCGCGCCGCGTCCAGTCGTTTTCGAGGAAGTTGGTCTGCGATCGCTCAATCCACGAACGGTCGCCGTCCCACTTCGGCGTGGCGTACAGGTAGTCGCGGATCGCGGCGGCGGTATCGGGCGACGCGAAGCCGTTTGGGCTGCCGAAGGCGAGACCGCCGACGTGCGGCGTCGATTCCTTCGAGAGCATCGAGGCGACGGCGACGGCGGCGGCGATCCATGGGGCGGCCTGGCCGAGCCCGGTCAGCACGCTCGCGCCATCCATCACCGCCCCGGCCGAATTCGACAGGCCGAGCGCCTCGCCGAAGCTGGACGCGGCGAAGCTGCCATACAGCCCGCCGCCGTTCGCCGCGCCGTAGAGGCTGTTGCCGGTCGCCAGCAGATTCAGCCCGCCGCCCACCGTTCCGCCAGCGCCGAGATTTCCACTGAGCAGCGACTGCACGCCGCCCATTACCGGAGAGACGATGGCCTGCACCGCGAGCTTGAGCACCGTGGTCTTGAGCGTGTTCTTCAGCGACTTGACAAACGCCTCGCCGAAGCTGTCGCCCGCCTCGAAACTACGCATCAGCGCGTCGGTCAGGCTCTGCTCGATGTCGCGCGAGAAGTTTTCCCAGGCTTTTGCCTGCGCCTGCAACGCAGGACGCGCCACCTCGGCATTCTTCAGCCGCTGCAGTGCATCGATCTGCTGCTCCAGCACCAGCACCTCGCCGGCCCGGTTCTGGTTGGCGACCTCCGTATCAAGCGCCGCCTGCTTCAGCGCGATCTGCTCGTCGTAGCGCTTGGCGATCAGCGCCGTCAGTTGCTCCGTCGTCGCGCCGATCTTGAGGTTTTCTTCCTCATCGGCGGCGGCTTTTTTGATCAGGCCTTCCGCCTCGCTTGCCATCGCCGCGAGATTCTTCTCGCGGTAGTCGTCAAGCTCATTCTGCCACGCCAGCTCATCCTTGCTGGCCGCCGCCGCCTGCTCGGCCGCCCGCGCCGCCGCATACTTGCCCTCGATCCAGGCGCGCAGGTTCATGTCCATCGTGCCCCAGAACGGCGAATCCATCAAATCCATCAACGCCTGTTCCGCCGTCGTCAGCTTATACACGCCCGCCGACGACTCCTCGGCGGACTTGTTCAGGTCCTTGAAGAACTTGATATACGCATCGGCGTTGATCTTCGTCTCAAGATCGATCTCGGTTCTGACCTTTTTGCCTTTGGATTCCTTCTCGTAAATCTTGCGCAACTCATCGATTTTCGACTGCGCTTCGCGCCGCACCGCTTCACGCTCCAGCACCGGAATTACATCTCCCGCACGATCCCGCGCATCGCGGTAATCGCCGAATTTCGCCTTCGCATTTTTCAGCGCAGCATCGGAAACCAATTGATCCCGCTGCCGACGAAAATACTCCAGTTGCAATGTGGCATCTTTCAAGCTGGCCCCCAGCTCGTCAACGCCATATCGATCCTCAATCGGCTTGGCATACTCACTCGCCAACGCCTGATTCAAACGCTCGATTTCACCCCGGAAATACGCCACCTGCTCATGCGCATCCCGAAACGGGCTGACAGTGCCGAACAACCGCATCGCCTTCAGAATATCCCCGCCGGCAAGGGCAAGTCCGGTTCTGAAATTCTCTCCGAGCGCTTCATAAATCGCCCCACCCAACCCCACCATCACCGCCTGCAACACCCCGCCCTCGCGCGCCGCACCGGCCATCGCCTCGGTAATTCGCGTCAAGCTCGGCACGATCTCCAGCGCCAGATTCGCAAACGCCGCCTTGCCCACCAGCGAAAATTCGGCCAGCGTGTCATTCAGCTTGTCCGCCTGCGGCGCCAGCGTTGCCATCGCGGCGGCATACTTCTCGGCCTTCCGCGCCGCCTCATCAAGACCTTTGCTGCCGAGATTCAGCGTCGGGATCAACTCCATGCCGCTGCGGCCGAACAGCTTGACCGCCAGCGCCGACTTCTCCATGCCGTCCGGCATCGCGGCGAACACATCGGCGAGCTGTCGGAAGGCCTTGTCGGCATCCTTGGTGTCGATGCCGATCTTGCTGAAAGCCTCGCCATGCTTGAGCATCTGGCCGGACAGCGCCTTGACCCCTTGCGCGATCGTTTCCAGGCTCGCACCGGACTGCTCGGCCGCCAGCTTGTAGGCGGCCAACTGCTGCACGCCCATGCCGAGCTTCTGCGCCATGTCGTTGAGCTTGTCGGCATCCTCGATGGCGTTCTTGATGCCGCCGATCGTCAGGCGCGATAAAGTATCCGCCATCATCTCGGTCGCCTTGCTCGCAGCGCCGATGACAATGCCGAACTTGACCACCTCGCCGCTTAACGCGCGAAACGTCTGCGATGCGTCGTCTTGAGCGGTGATTCTGACATTCACATCACCGGACATGGCCTACCCCTGTCGATCTCTCAGGCGCGCCATCTGTTCCAGCGCCTCGCCCTCCATCACCAGCAAATCGTTCCAGCGTCGCGCGGAAACCTTGATGCCAAGCCGCATGGCCTCGCGCCTCACCAGCTTTTCGTCCAGCGCCACCGGTCCGCTGAAACTGAAGCGCCAGCAGCGCCGCACCACGGCGGCATGAAACAGCGCGACCGATTTCTCGTTTTGCGGCCATACCCAGATCGTCGTGTCGCGCCTGCATTCGTTATCCAGCCTTAATCCAAATTTCGCCAGAGCTTCGTCGGTATCGTCGTCGGCGGGCGCGTCATACATCGCCCGCACGACATCGATCAGTTTTTTCGCCGGGCCTCCGCCAGCGCCTTCATGTAGCCGACATGGACATCCACGGCGGCCCCCCAATACCTGTCGAGCAAGTCCGTCAGCGCCTCGCCGCTGAACGGCTCATCGACAAGACTCTCTGGGTGCTCATAGTTCCAGCCGGCAATCAGTCGCGCCAGGAACGCCTCTTCGGATAGCTTGTCGGCGCGCAAATCCGCCAGCAGCGCGTCGTATTCCTTCTTGCGCAGCGTGTTGAACTCGAACTCGATCAACCCCGGCTCATCGCCAGCGATGGCGATCGAAACAATCCCCTTGAAAGTTGGCTTCGGCAAACGCTTGAACATCGTATTTCCCCTTGTCAGAACCCCCTTGAGCGGTCTCTGGCGGCCTGAGCGCCAAGGGGAGAAAAGTCGCCGGCCGGGTAACCCCGGCCCGCCGCCAGAGCCGGTTACAGCGCGACGATCTTCAAATCGTCGTTGCCAGCAGAAGGCAGCACGCGCAGATCGAAGCCGACGATGCGGCGACCGTTGGCGTCCTCCTTGCGCGGGTTGATCAGTTGCACCGACGGCGCGAACACCAGCATCTTGTAGCCGGCCGCCGTGCCATGCACCAGACCGATCGACTGCGTTGTAGCGGCCTTGACGGTGGACATGAAGGTGACTTCGTTGGCCGCTGTCAGGTCGAAGCTGACCTTGCCGGTCATCTCGCGCTGCGTGATCTCGACGGTCTGGCCGCTGGCTGACGCCGTGCCAAGCAGGTCGATGAAATTGACCGCGTTGCCAAGGTCAAGATCGAGGCCGCTGCTGATGTACTCGGTACCGCCCGACAAGGCACCGGCAGAATAGGTACAGCCGAGCGTCAGGGCGCCGGTATTCGGATCGGTCACCACCAGCGGGGTCTTGAAGCCGGTCAGCGTCACGGACGGATTTGCTGCCGCTGTCACACCGCCATCCAGGCCGGTGAAGGTGAAGGAATAGACCGGGCGCTGGCCAATGCCGAGCTTCAGTTGGCAGGTGCCACGAGCGCCCAGCAGCTTGTGCAGCACACCGTCGTCGTGATAGTAGATCGTCGCCGACTTGAGCAGGCTGTAGTCGCTCTCCAGATCGAACTCGACGCGCGATCCGGCCGTGCCGACGCCGGCCTTATAGCCGCACGCCTGCACCAGCGGCTCCCAGGCGGGAATCGCCGGGGTTGTCATGCTGCCGCTCGACTGGAATTCAACGTCAAACGACACTTGCACCGAGGCGCTGCCGACCAACTGCTCGCTGCCGCCAAAAAACGGGCGAATCAAGTCGCGGCTGACGTTTTGCGCATTGAGCGGGTTGATCGAGAGATTCGATACCAGCACCGCATTGCTGGCCCCGGTCGGGCTGGCATCAGTGCCGTAGGTGGTTTCGATCTTGGCGAGAATCGCCGAATTGCGGACATAACGGCTCATGGCTTATTGCTCCTTCGCAGGTTGTTTCTTGGGCTCCGGCAGCTTGGCCGTGGCCGGCGGCGGCACGTCGATCCACTGATGTGTCGCCTCGTCGTAATACTTGTCGCCCATGGGCGTTTGCTTGCTCATTTAGCTCTCCAGACTGGTATAGGACGTGCGAAACGCCACGCTATATGCCAACGGAAACACCCCGCAATCGCCCAGATCGAACGACGGTTCCATCGCCCCGCGCCAGCGCACATCGATGGAAATTCCTGCCGCCGTGGTCGCCGCCATCAGCGCGGCATGAATCGCCGCCTCATAGGCATCCGCCGCCGCTTCAGGGTTGGCGCTGCCCGCCACCACAACCATGACTTTGAGCAGCAACTGATGGTCGATGACGCCCAACGGGCTGACGTCTTCATCTGGAGTGTCGCCGCCGCGCTCGATGACGAGCGCCGGGAAGGCGTCGTCCTCCAGCGCATAATCGAGATTGCGATACACCGTCAGCCCCGTCGCGGTCGCCAGCAACGTGGCAAGGGCATCGATGATTCGCAGGCGGATGGTGCTCATGCTTTCCGCACCCGAAAGCGCCGCGCCGTGGCATCGCGGAAATCGCCGCCGTCGCGCACCTTGAACGTCGCCCCGCCAATCACGAGGGCATCGCCGTTGGTCAGGTCCGGGCAGTACGCCGCCTCGAACGTGATCTCAGGCTCCACCGCCATGATCGCGCCGAGGCGAATGCGGCTCTCGGCATCCTGATACAGGCACTTGAACGTGACCGGCACGGCGCCCACGCCGGGAGGCGTGAACGTCGCATCCACCATGAACCCGCTGCGCTCGAACGAGCGCAGGAACTCGGCAGCGGTCTTGCCGGCCACGGTCCGCGCCTATCAGGTGCGCCTCGCGCGCTGCAACATCGCCGGGCGCGTGCAGATCGGCAGCGGGTAGGAATACACCTCCAGCTCGACGAACATATTGCGCTTCTCGTCGGGGATCACCATGCCATACACCGGCAGGCCGGGTGTATTCACATAATCCAGCGTCTCGGCCGGGCTGTAGGCCATCTGGAACACGCCGTTGCCATTCACCGGGAAGAACTTGGCCTTGTCGGTGCCCACTGCCACTGTCGAGCCATCGTCCGTACCACGGTAGTTGACCCACACGATGCCGCCGTAGCTGAACGACTCGTAAGCCGTCCCGCCGCGCAGGTCCTTCGCTTCCATCGTGTTGAGGTAGGTCTGGCGAACTTCGCTGTGCGCCACCAGATCATCCCAGAAGGCGTCTCCGCATAGCGCCATCACGTAGGTGCGGCCCGGCACCCAGCCGCCGCCGGCGGCCTTCATCATCTGGCGCGTTACCTGATCGCACTTCTTGCGTACCGCGCCGGAAGCCGGCGTCGCGTTGTCGAGGTCGAAATCGATCTCGGCCGCCAGCGAAATGCCGAACTCGCTGAAATAATCGTAGATCGTCGAAGCGTCCGCGTCGGTCACGATGCCCTGGACCGCGCCGAGCATCATGTTTTCCCAGGTCAGCTCGACATCGCGCATCAGGCCGGTCGGGCCGTTCATGCGCTGGTTGATCTCATCGACCACCTGCATCAGCTCGGTTTCCGAGCCGAAGGCGCGAATGCCCTGGATCTCGTCGGCGCGCAATACGTCATGCTTGGCGATGCGCACCGTGCGGAAATCGCGCAACTTGCGCTTCTCGCGATCGGCCTCGGCCAGCGGCGCGCCGCGCTCGCTGGTCTGGATCAGCGACAGCGTACCGTTCTTCTCCTCGATGGAGACGGAAAGGGTGCGGATCGGCTTGGGGGTAAAAATGTTGAGATCGCGCAGGAACGTCGGCTGGAACGGGACGTTATTGATCGCCTCGGTGATCGAGACCATGCCGAAGGCATCGCTCTTGAAAATATCCATGTGTGCCATGTCAGGGTCTCCTTAACGGGCGATGATGTTCTTGGCGGCAAGATCGGCCAGGCCGTTGGTCTTGTCCGTCGCGTCATTGGTCGCTGCCCACTGCAAGGCAGAGAGCTTCACCTCGGCATTGCGCACGACGGCGGCCACCGTCTGGTCGGCGCTGGTGGCGTCGACGCCGGCATAGGCAATCGCGGCAGCGGTTTCCGAGCCGTCGACGTTGTCGTCGTCGTAGGGCGCATACTTCAGGTCGCCGGCCGCCACGGTGATCGTGAAGCCGTCGCCGGCCACGAAATCGGTCGAACCGTCCGCCAGCGTGAAAGCCAGACCGCCGGCCGAGAAGGCGGCAGCGACATCGCCCTGGCCGACGAACTTGCCGTTCGGGTCCTCGACGATGAAATTGCCCGCGTTGGTGGCCGGTGCGGTAATCGTCAGCTTGTAGTCGCCGGCAATTGCGCCGGAACTGACGGTGATCGCCCCCATCGTGCCGTTGCCGGTATTCCCGGCATAGGCCGCGCTGGAAGCCGCCGAAGCGGTCACGGTCGTGCTCGAAGCCGTCTGCGAGGTATCCACCGTGTAGGTGCCCGTGCCGCCCAGGCCGGTGCCCAGCGCCGTGATCTTGGTGCCGGACGTAATGCCCGATCCGCTGATCGTCTGGCCCACCGACAAGGTGCCGGAGGTTACTGCGGTGACGGTCAGCGTCGTCGTGGCGATCGAGCCGGTCACCACCGCCGCCGCAGCCGCATGGGCGCGGCAGCCGAGCACCATGCCGGCGGGAATCACGCCGGAACCGGCGGCAATCGTCACCACCTCGCGCGACAGGGTGCCGTTTGCCTCGGAAACGAGGAACTCGCCGGCATGCGTGGATTCAGTCAAAGTCGTCATGTCATGGTCTCCTTACTTGACGGCATGCAGTTTCTGATTCGATCGACACCACAGCGCAGCCACGGCTGCCTTCGGGTCCGTCTCGCTGATCGGCGCATCGGCGCCGACGCTCGGGTTGGCCAACTTCGCCATCGCATCGGCCAGCGCATTCACCTGGCTGGCAGCGGAAGGCGGCGCCTCCTTGGCCGACACCGCCAGCAAGGCTTTCGCCTCGTCGGCCGACATCGATGTGCTGAAGGCGAGATGCTGGGCGAGCGCCTCGCGGCCCTTCGCTTCGTCGCTGGTCGAAATCTCGCGGATACGCGCCTGCATCTGCTCGGCGCCCTCCTTGCGAGCGGCAGCCACCTGCGCGGCCACCTGATCGGCAGAAAACATCTCCGCCAACTGCTCGGGATTGCTCATGGCAAGTCTCCTGGTGGGTTGCCGCATTGCGGCGGCGGTTGAAATAGACGCCTTCGGCTTGTTGGCTTCCGCCTCCAACGCCTTCAGCGCCTCGTTAAAACTCATGATCGAATCGGCCAGGCCGGCATCGATCGCCGCCTGCCCGGAAAAGACGCCAGCCTCCTGCGCCCGCACCTGATCGGCCGGAATGCCGCGCATCGCGGCCACATGGTCGATAAAGTGCTGATACAGCACATCCACGCGCGCCTGCATCTCGCCCTTGGCTTCGTCGGAAAGCGGCGCATGCGGCGAACCCAGCGCCTTCTTGCCGCCCGCGCTGATCGCCGTATAGGCGTAGCCGTCCTTCGCGTTCTTCTTCGATTGATCGACATGCAGCGCAATCACGCCGATCGAGCCGAGCATGCCCGTCTGCGGCAGCAGCACCTTGTCCGCCACGATGGCCAGCGCATAACCCGCCGACAGCGCCATCTCGTTCGCATGCGCCCACAGCGGCTTGCCCGCTGCCGCGCACTGCTCCTTGATGCGCTTCGCCAGCTCGAACACCCCGGCCGCCTGTCCGCCGGGCGAATCCATCTCCATCAGGATCGCCTTCACATCAGGGTCCGCCGCCGCCTGCTCGAACTGCCGTTCCAGCGTCTGATAGCTCTGCATGCCGGACGCCGCATTCAAGCCGCTCGCCCGCTGCACCAGCGAGCCGGTAATCGGCAGCACCGCCACGCCCGCATCCGTCACCGCATACGGCTTGTGCGCGAAGCGGGAGGCAGCGAAAACCGCCGCGACGGGTTCGGGCTTGTGGAAATCTTCGAGCGTCACCGGCTGGCCGGCGACATGCGAACGGAACACGGTTTCGATCACCGCCGCCTTCTCCGGGTGGAGCAAGAGCGGGATGCCGTAGAGCTGGGTTGCGAGCAGTGGGTAGCGCATGGGGCCGCATTAAGCCGCCCTACCTGCCCCCTTCTTAAATGTGAAATGGGGCAGTCAGGAAAGCCCGCGCATCCACGCCACGATCGCCGCCGCCTCGGCCAGCGTCACCGCGTTGCGCGGCAATTCCACGGCGCGATAGCCGCGATATGTCACCTCGTTCTGGAATTCGCCGTGCTCGCCTTCCGGGTTGCCGGTATGCAGCGAGAGCAGCAGCAGCGTGTCGTCACGCCAGGGCAGCGGCGTGCCGAAAAACCACTCGTCCAGCACCCGCTCGCGGAAGCGCAGACCCTTGGCCATCAATCCTCATCCTCATCCGCCACTTCGGAAACATCGATGCCGCCATCCTCGCGGCGCGTAAAGCTCATCTTCGTCGGGCGCGGCGCCGGCTGCGGCATCGTCAGATGCACCGAAATCGGCGCGGCCGTCGAATTCACCGTGATCGGCTGGGCAACGGCTTCCGCCTTATCCTCGTCCGGGTTCTTCTTCGGTTCCTCTTCCTTGTCACTCGGGTAATCGCGCTGGACTTCCGGCGGCACGGCGATCTGCGGCGTCAGCCCCAGCTCGTCCATGCGCTGCTTTTCGGCGCGGCGCTGTTCGAGCACTTCTTCCCAATCCAGCCCCTGCTCGGCGCATTCGGCTTCGAGCGTCGAGAGGTTCGCGTCGAGGCGAATCTTCGCCGCGTCCGCCTCCTTCGTCGGGTCGATCCAGCCCCGGCCCGGCCCGATCCAGCGGCAGCGGCAGTAGGCCGCGCGGTTTTCGTAAAAGTCCGGTGCCTCGACTAGGCCCAGATGCACCGCCTCTTCCAGCCACAGCTCGAACACCGGCCGCGCGAAGTAGGTCGCAATCCACTGCCGGCGCCCACGGAAGAAGCGCCACGCCTCGATCAGCGCCGCCCGCGCGCTGCTGTAGGTCGTGCGCGAAAAATCCTTCATCAGCAGCTCGTAAGGAATGTTCAGGCCCGTGGCGATGTGGCGGAAAATCGCCGTCACGAACGGGTCGAAACTCTCCGACGGCCGCCCCGGCGAAAAGCCCGCCAGGTCTTCGCCCAGCGCCAGCGGGATGATCTGGCCATCCTCCATGCTGATCGTCGAAAGCCCGCGCTCCGTCAGCGCCTGTTCGTACTTCTCGCGCGCCTCGCCGTCGCTGGCCAGCAACTCCGCCACCGCCTCCTGCGACAGGTTCGATTTCGTCACCATCGCCACCTTGGCATTCACCACGGCGGCCTTGAGTTCGGCATCGGTAAAGGTGTTGAGCACCTTGAACTGGCGCATCACCGAAGTCAGCGACGGCTTGCCCCGGTTCTGCCCGGCCCGCTCGCGGTCATGCACATGCAGCACGCGGCGCCGGCCCCAGCCGGCAAAAGCGGGAATGCGCTGCCAGGTCATCAGGTCCGCCGCTGCCGCCATCGCCCGCTCGCCGGCATGCGCCTTGCGGATGTGATACGCCACCGGCGCCCCGTATTCGTCGATCTCGATGCCGCCGCGCAAGCGCGGCCCGTCGATGCGCCCGACCGGGTTCGAGAGTCGGTCCGGGTCGATCACCTGCAGCCTGAGCGAAAAACGACTGTCCGCGCGCGGCAGCCACAGCGGCAGCGCCAGTCCTTCGCCATTGAGCCAGCCCGAGCGGAACACCTGCACCATCAGCCCGGTAAAGTCCAGCGAACGCGCCGCGTCGCAATCGAACGACTCGGCCCAGGTGCGCCACAGGCTCTCCACCTGCGTGCTCCACGCCTCCGCCCACTCCTTGTCGCGGCCCAAGAGCCGGTAATCTGGCACCGACACCAGCCGCAGCCCGACGCCGATCACATTATCGGTAATCGTCTGCAGCGCACCCTCGGCCACGCCCGAATTGCGCGCCAGATCATTCGCCCGCCGCGCCAGCAGCTCGCGCTCGGGCAGCAGGGCGGCATCCGCCGACGTGATAGCCGGATGCCAGCGGCGCATGTCAGGATGATCGAGCGAAGCCGCGAGATGAGAGGTCATAGTGTCACCGTAATGGCACGCCGACGCGCCCCGGCCGACGTGCCGCCGGCAGCGTCCACGTCGCTTTTGAGTTGCGCGATATAAACCGCCAGCGCCGTCATGTCCGCGCGCGTATAGCGCACCTGCATGTCGCCCAGCCCGATGCTCTCTTCGAGCGATCCGGTCATCAGCCGGTGATAAGCGGTCTCGGCCTCGGCAAGCCGAGTTTGTAGAGTGGTCAGATCAGCCATGCTCGCACTTTGCCCGCCGGGCCGCCCCCTCTTTAACAAAAACATGGGGCAGGCTTATAAATCAATCACTTACAAAAACATCAAAAAAACACTTGACAAGGACTATTAGTCCTGTATAATTCGTCTCACGGTCAGGGATTTCCCCGAGGCCACACCCAGGAGACTGAAGATGAGCACTCAACTTGTATTTGTCTGCGACCGCCACGAGGTCGCCACCGATTCAAATTCTGAAGTACCGGCATGGCCGGTGCAGGATGCCGGCGGACACTGGCATTACGAAGCATTCCCTGGCCAGCGCGTGGCCTACACGCAGCGCGACGTCAACTTCGCGGTGCAGGTCGCCGCGATGCCGGCGGCAGAAGTCGCAGCGCTGGACATGGACGATCTTCCGTCAGACGTGTATTTCACAGGCAGCGAGTGGTTCCGCGAGGTGGCGGCGTGAACGCCTGCGACTTTTTGGCGGATGCCCCCATCGTCCATAGCTACACGCGCGCCGTGTGGGAGATCATGGACCGCGCCGTCAAAAATAAGCGGCACTGCAACGATTATGCCGGCATCCTGCACGACATGCTGTGGATGAGCCGCTGCCACCGTCGCCAGATCGACGCATCGACCGTGCTATTCCGCGTCATCATCACCGGCGCCGGGCGCAGCAAATACCACACCTTCAAACTGACCGTGAGCGGCGGCGACGACGGCGCGCCCGTCGTCACGATCCTGCTGCCCGAGGAGGATTGACCATGAGCGCATCCATTCACCACTTCACCGCCGCCGCGCAGCGGCCGGCGGTGGTTGCCGCCGTCACGCCAGCGCCGATTTTTCGCGGCTGGGACTACGAAACCCAGGCCCGCGCCATCGGTTCCGCCAGGGCGGCGCGCGATCTGGCCGCCGGCACGCTGCCGGCCGGCATCGATGCGCTGGACTGGTGGCACATGGCGGAGATCACCGGCACGCCGGAGCCGATGCTGGCGCCAGAGGAATACCGGATGCTGGTCGGATTCGCGGACGGCGGCTACTGGACGGCCATCGACGAGGCGATACCGGAGCGGCCGGACACCCGCGCCGTGCGCGCTGCAGATGAGGATGGCGAAATCAGCACGGTCGATTTCTCGTGGATCAGGATCGCGCGCCCGTTGTGGCGTGCGCGCATGGACGAGACGCTGCTGATCCTGCTTGACGAGGCAGCGGATCGGTATCATTGGACGGTGGCGAAGTTCTGCGCCGCGTATGCCCTGCTCGCCGGTCCTATGGAGACGGCGCGCGTATTCGAGGATTGCTTATGACCTGGAAGATCGATCTTGAGGCCGCGACGGCGACGCATGCCAGCGGCCTTGTCATCCGCTTCGCACCCACGCCCGGCGCACCGGGCACCTTTGACGGTGCCATCGTCGGCGCGCTGCCCGCCAGCCTGCCCAAAGACACCGCCGCGCTGGCGCGTCTCGCCCGCGAGGCGGGGGATGCCTACATCGCCGCTGAGGATAAAAACGTCATCTGCAATCGCTGGAGCGGCTGGCCGACGGTGCCGGTCAAGGGCAACTGCCGCCTGCTGCTGGAACTGCTCGAATACCAATGCTGCGGCGAGGAAGTCGTCGCGCGCGAG